ATGAGTAATGAAATCCCAAATGAGGGCGGTACTTACATACTGAACCCTAAAACTGGCAAACGTAAGCTAGTTCAACAAACAAAAAAAGCAGAAATCCCTACAGAGGTAACAACTGATGGCACAACTGACAAGGAAGAGAGTAATTCTAATTGAAGCGGAGAGTTCTTACGGAACTGATCCTACTCCTTCAGCAACAGATGTAGTTCTAGTAACTGATCTAAGTATTACACCACAATCAAGTGATGTTGTTAATAGAGATGTTGTAAGACCTTACTTAGGAGCGTCTGAACAGCTTCTAGCAAATACAAGAGTTGAATGTACATTCAGCGTTGAGTTTTGTGGATCTGGCTCGGCAGGCACGGCCCCGAGATATGGCAGTGCCTTGAAAGCCTGTGGCCTTTCAGAGACTATAGCTTCTGGAACTAGCGTTACCTACGAACCAATTTCAGCTAACTTTTCATCAATTACTATTCATTACAACGTAGATGGAGTAAGGCATATTGTTACTGGGTGTCGAGGGAATGTCGCATTGTCAGCCGAGGTAGGATCAATCCCAACGCTCGATTTCACTTTTACTGGTATCTATAACGCTCCAACTGATACTGCTTTACCTGCTGTTACTTATGGTAATCAAGCAACACCTTTAATATTTAAAAATGGAAATACTACAAGTTTTCAACTATTAAGTTTTGCAGGTGCTTTACAAAATTTAAGTTTTGATATGGGTAATAGTCTTGTATATAGAGAACTTGTTGGAGGTACAAAAGAGGTACTTCTTACAGACAGAGCAGCAAGTGGATCAGTAACTATAGAAGCACCAACACTTGCACAAAAAGATTATTTTGCTGCTGCTTTAACAGATACTTCTCTAGGCAATATACAAGTTACACACGGAACTACTGCTGGTAACATTTGTAAGTTTTCAAGCACAAAAGTTGATATTGGCGATGTTAATTATGGAGAGATGGATGGAGTAAATATGCTTGAGATACCATATACATTAGTTCCAAGTTCAGCTAACGATGAATTAACTTTTTTATATACTTGACTTCCTAGCTAAAGTATAGAAGTATATATATTATTTGGTTTTTATGGCATTTGTTCGTAAAAAGACCAAGGTTTACCCTTGGCCTGTGGAAGTAGAACGTCCTTCTGAGACAATACCGGGCGAATTTGAAAAAACATCTTTTACAGGTAAATTTGCACGATTATCAAGAACAGAACTAAATAAATTTGAGGATGAGGATGAGTATTCTGCTTTGTCAAAAATTTTAGTAGGTTGGGATGATGTTACTGAAGAAGATGGAACACCTATATCTTTCAGTAAAGGAATTTTAAAAGAGTTTGCAGAAGATACAGATTTTGTTGCAGCAGTATTAGCAGCATTTAAAAAATTCTATGCAAATGCACAAGTGGGAAACTAACTGATGCTGCCATATACTGGGCTTCGGGTGGCAAACAGATAATAGATAGTACCGAGGAAGATGCAAAAGCATTCGGTATAAAAATAGAGAAGCAACCAGAG